GAGAACAAACTAGGTATTTTCACCATTATGAAAGCAGATTAGCTGACATAGAAAGCAAGAAATCATGGTTAAAACGTGAAGGATATAGTGCAGACGTAGATATTGAAGAATTTACCAATAAACTCAAAGATATAATAAACAGAATAGAAAGCCAACGTGATATGGTACGTAATATGACAAATGGAAATGTTACAATAGATGTTGTGATAGGTAATATAGGAACTCCTAGAAATGCTGTCATTTATGTAGATGTATACATGGAAAATCTAATAATGAATGTATTTCAAGGAGAGAAATGCATACAAAAAGTACCATTAGACCCTATTCATATTATATCAAGTATTAACATAAGAAGGTTTATTAAAGCTTATGAATCAAAGAAAGTAAGTCAAATCAGATGGAAAGGTTCTTATCTTTCTGAAGAAATAGCTCATAGCAGAGGAACAAATTTTACTCATGTAACTAATTTCCCTTTTATAGCTACTAATTACTATGATTCATATACTAATTACAAAAAACCTATATATTCATCTGTTTGTTTAGATAATTATATAGACGAAGTTAATAAATCTTTCTGTTCATTAAATTGGGTTGATATGGTAATGTCTTTAATGGCTTGGGCTCAGTATTATAACACAAGCTTTTCACATCCATATAATAATCTTAGTGAGTTAACAGTAGGAATGCCTAAAGATTATTCAAAAGAATATGTTTCAGTAGTTGGTTTTAGTAGTAATTGTAGCAGAAAACAAAAGTCAAAATATGGTGCAGGTTCTATAGCAAAAACATTTAATCAATTAGAAGGTATGAAGATGATGAATGATTCTTGCAATAAAATAGAATGTCAATTCAGAGAACAATGTAATACTTATTACGACCAAAATAAAGCTCTTATGAATCTAGAAAATAATGATAATAATAGCTTAATAGAGTCATATATAGGACTGTTTATAGAATATGATTCAACTGACTTAAGAGCTTCATTTGTAAGTGAATTTGGTGGTTTAGGTGATTATACATTAAACTATGAATCAAATTCAGATGCATTTTGGGCTCAAGTTGCAATATACATGAAACAATATAGCATTAGGGACATTAATTACAAAGCAGGATATCTTATTGATTTATGGATACCTAAAGATGTAACTATTGTAGAAGATGGTGGTGAATTAGCAGACATGGATGGTGAAAGACCACAACAAGACATGGAAGAACTAATGATAAGATGGGCAACAGAAAGGGGCTAGTATGAAGATAGAAAATATGTTCTACATTCAAGAGAAAGACTGGCATGAGCTACAAGCTTGGGCTGGTCTTGCTTATGAAGAGGACAAAGACGAGATATCAGGGCTTATGACTGCAGTACCTGATAAAGAAGGAAGATTCAAGTTAAGTGATGTAGAAATACTTAAACAGGAGAATACAGGTACAACTACAGAGCTTGATGCAGAAGCAGTTGCAGAATATAAAATGAAATATGCTATGAAATATAAAGACGAACGATTAAAGTTTGTCTGGTGGCACTCTCATCATACGATGGGAGCATTTTGGTCTGGAACAGATGAAAATGAAATAGATGCATGGAAGAATACATCATTTTCATTGGCATTAGTAATCAACTTAAGAGAAGAGTATAAGTTCAGAGTAAGTATATGGGAAGCTAATGGTATTCCATTAGAACAGCATATAGATACATCTTTAGAAATAGTAAGAGACAGCAAACCTGTTATTACTAAAAAGATGAAAGAAAAATACGAAGAACTTTGTCAATCAAAGACAAATATTGTAACCTATGGTGGCTGGACTCAATATGGAAGGCATCAAGGAGTACAACAAACTCTTTTAGCTCACGAACCTAAATCATCTACAACAGAAGGAAGACTTGCATTTAGACAAATGTATAAGGATGTAGAGAATTTAGTAGAAGACTTTATGGGTAGTACTATTACTTTTAAAGTCTTTAAGGGTGAAATGAAAAAGTTGAGGAATAAGTGTAAGAAAGAGAAGTATCAATTCAAAGTTAGAGGTATGTTTTGTAGCAAGGAACAAGCATTAAATGACTTAATGTATGTTGCTGTGGAGGACTTATTTGAGTTTGATGATAATGATATCAAATTAAAATATGAACAATACAACGATACCTTTGGATTTGGAGGTTGGTATGATTAATACACGCTCATCTGGACTAATAGATAGTCTAAACGAGCATACATTTCACATACTAGGTTGCGGGGCTATAGGTAGCTCCGCAGCTACTCAATTATGTAGAATGGGTGCTGAAGATTTTGTCTTGTATGATATGGACAAAGTAGAAACTGCGAATATAGGAGTGTCTCAATATAATAACAATCACATAGGAGAATACAAAACCGTAGCTTTAACAGAATTACTTAAAGCTATTAATGAGGACGTAGATGTAGTACAATCTACAGGTTATTTTGATACATTCCTGTATGCAGATAGAAATGATATAATAATACTAGGCTTTGATAATATGAAATCAAGATTACAAGTGGTATCTACTTGTCTAAAGAATAAACATTTCAAACCTAGATTGCTCATCGATGGTAGAATGGGAGCTGAACATTATCAACAATACTCCTTTGAGTATCCTAAATATGACAAATATGTCAAAACATGGTACTCAGATGATGATGGAAGCTCTGAACCATGCAACATGAAAGCTACAAGTTATTGTTCTAATATGAGTGGAAGTTTTATAGCAAATACCGTTCGTAAAGTGTTGAAGAATCAACCTTTTGAAGCCGCTTTGTCATTCAATTTCCCTACAACACAACTTGAGAAAAATACCTTGTATAAATAGTTTAAATGTTGTAATATAATAGGCTGGCTTAAATAAGCATATTTGAGCTAGCCTATTTAACTGAAAGGAGAAATAATAGTGTTAAAAAAAGTTAAAAGAAAAGCCGTAAGTCAAAACCCTAAAACTATGCTTTTATATGGAGCACCTAAAGTAGGTAAAACTACTGCATTGAGTCAATTAGATGATTGTTTGATAATTGATACAGAAGGTGGTGCTAACATGATAGAAGGATATGTTCATTCTGTTAATAACAGAAAAGAATTAATAGAACTACTTAAACAAGCTCAAGAAGGTCATGAGTATAAATATGTAGCTGTAGATACTATTGATAAGATAGCAACATGGGCAGAGCAAGCGGTATGCGAAGAAGAAAGCGTATCTGCTGTACAAGATTTAGCATTTGGTAAAGGTTTCGGCCTTGTAAGAGAAAAAGTGTTAAATACAGTAGGTATATTAAAGCAAATATTTCCTCATGTAATAATCATCGGACATAGGAAATGGGCGAGAGCCGTAGTAGACAGTAAAGCTATAGTAGAACCAGAAAGTCTAGATTTAACAGGTAAGTTAAAAAACATGTTAATGGCAGACTGTGATGCTATAGGTTATGTTTACAGAGATGAAGAAAAAGGCAATCTAATGGTGTCATTTAAAGCAAATGAGTCATTAGAAGCAGGCAGTAGAAGTCCTCACCTGAAAGGTAAGGAACTTGAGTTAAAATGGAATCTAATCTATAAAGGAGATAAATAATGGCTATATTTAAACCAAAAAGTACAGGCGGTGGAAATAAGTTTCTAGGCGTTTGTGAAGTAAGCATCGAAAGTTTCAAAGATAGAAGTGGTGAGTTTGATTGGGCTGACTTATATCTTGATGTAACTGTAAAACCTAAAGAAAGCGAATATACTAGAAATATTCAAATCAAAGGTTCATTCGATAAAGATAGCAATGGTAAAATAGAAGGTGGTAGCGTATTAAGAAGAATGTATGTATTCTTTGAAGCAATAGGTTGCACAGCAGGATTAAATGTTGATGGTGGCTGGGAAGACGCAGATGGTAATGAAATTACTGACATAGCTCAATATTTAAATGATAATTTTACTAAAGCTGTAATACCAGGCGATGAACAAAGTTTTGACTATTTAGCCTATATATACAGAGAAAAACCTAAGAAACCAGGTGATAAATCTTGGACAAGAGTATATCATAAAATATATAGAAATGCAGACGGAAATACTGCTAAACTACAAGATGATATTACATGGTTAAAAGGTAAAGGAATAATCAAAGAATTAGATGATACAGTTTCTTCTGAAACAAGTATGTCAGAGGGTGCATTATCTAATCTATGAAATACCTAGAGATTGCTATAGGTACTCCTGCTAATAGAGGAGTTTTGATACCAAAAGGGGAGCTGGCTAGCTATTTAGATGGCCAGCCTCTCTACAGGTCAGTATATTTATACGATGAATCAGCGGCAGAATACGTTGCAGATAAAGGAAGTTTAAAGAACTTCTTTGGCGTTAGATATATAGACAAAATTCCTATTGATGTAGACAAGAAGGACAATAGTGATGAAAAAACTCTAGATATTTTAAGAGGAATTGTCTATGAGCTAGAAGAGGCAGACATTGGTCGTGGAAGCTTCCAATGCTACTTTTCTGGCTCTGGATATCACATTATGTTAGCAGGTGAGTTATTCAACTTTAAACCTAGTTCAGATTTGCCTTATGTAGTCAAACAGACTATGAGGAAGGTTAATCCAGATATAGATTTAAGTATATACATGAGAACTGGTATATATAGGTTACAACACTCATTAAATCAAAAGACAAGCTTAAATAAGATTCCTTTGACAAATAGTGAAGTTATGAATCTAGAACCTAAAGATATATTTGAATTAGCTAAAGGAAGAAGGCTTGATTTCGAGTACACAAATCTAGAAGCTAGTGGAGATTTAAAGCATTTAGTTGTAGAAGATATTCCTGATGTGAAGGTATTGACAAATGTGTCAGAACCAACAAAGATGACACCATGTGTGCAATCTATGTTAAATAAAGGACCTGCATCAGGAAATAGGCATCTTACAGCTTTAAGAATAGCTAGTCACTACAAGAGACATGGGATTCCAAGTCATTATGCAAAAGTATCATTATTACATTGGAATAATAAAAGCTTAGATGAAAACCATATCAATGAATTAGTAGAAAATGTTTATAATAGAAACTATCAATATGGATGTCAAGATAGTATAATGTTACAGCATTGTAAAACTCAATGTATATTCTTTAAAAGAAAAGATTATCTGATAGATGTTAAAACATCAGATGAGATGCAAACAGAATTACATGACAGATTAACTACTGATTTTAGTGGCAAAACTATAGACTTAGGTGCTATGTTAGGATTAGACGTAGAATCAGTAATATACCCAGGTGAATTAGTAACTATATTTGGTCCTACAGGGTCAAATAAAACTACTTTTGCTCAGAATTTAGTATTAGGAGTAGATTTTGCAAACAATAAGATTAATGTTGATTGGCAAATACCTACTCTTTTCTTAAGTTTAGAGTTATCATCGTGGTATATACACAGAAGACATCTTCAGATTGTATCTGGAATGGAGAAAATGGAAGTAAATGAGAACTATCAAGAGCTTTATGACCATCATAAAGATGAACTAGAGCATGTTATGATACAGACAGTATCACCTACGTTAAATAGTATAGCAGAGAAGGTAAGAGAATTACAGCCTTCTGTTGTAGTAATAGACTATATTGATTTAGTTGATACTCCAGGTAGTTATAGAGGAGAATATGAAAAAATAAAGTACATATCTCACGGACTATCTAATATGGCTGTAAATAATGATATGATAGTAATTCAAATATCCCAAGTAAGCAGAGAGTATAGTAGAAATGAAGTTTTAGACTTGTATGCTGGTAAAGGTTCAGGTGCTATAGAAAACGCTTCAAGAAAAGTAATAGGTCTCAATGGTCAGTCTAAAAGTTCTATAAGAAATGTAAAATTATTAAAGAATACAGACGGAGAACTATTTGAAACTCAACTAGAATGGACACCTAGTTTCAGATTAAGGAGAAAAGAAGAATGCTCGGATGGTTAATTAGATTACACTTACTAGAAGATAGAATGATAATACAATTATTAAGAACTTTTAAGTTCGGAATAGTTAGAACTAATGATGCTAATTTTAATGGATTTAGTATCGTAATAGGAATATTATCATTAGAATTGCAAATTAATCTTTCATTTGTCAAAGATAAGAAAATAATAATGAGAGATTATGCAGACGCTTAAAAAGAAATATCCAAAACCTAAAAGGGGACGAAAGTCCCCTAAAAGGTTAACAATATGGGAAAAAAGATTCTCAAAAAAGTTAAAAAAACATCATGGAAACTTTCATAAGAAAGTATTTCATAGAATGATGAAAAAATCGTCAACCTTAAGGTCGACATTAAAGAGACGGAGCAAAGAGTATGAAGTCGAGTTTAAAATTTCATTGGAGGAAGTTCGTGAGTTATTGTATAGGGCATATGGACGTCCCTGTCATTATTGCGATAAGAAGTTGGTTATTGATTGCATGGTGTGTGACCACATCTTGCCTTTGTCTTTGGGCGGTAATTCAACTCCTGAAAATCTCCAAATGATATGCAGGAGATGCAATACAAGGAAAGGACCTTTGACTGATAGGAACTTTAAGAAATTATTAAAGTTTCTTGATAGACAAACAAAAGATTTAAGAAGTTACGTATTACGCAAACTATCTAGTAGGGATTTTTAGCACTTTACAAGTCGAAGTAAGGGCTCCTTTCATTGGCTCTACTAGATAAAATTAGGGGCAAGTGAGCAATGTCATTGCACTTAGAAATAAAGTAAGCAAAATTGATAAGTCGTTATGATTTCTCGTCGGAGCTTGCCCCATAAAAATATAATAGTGATAGCATAAAAACTTCATGCACATTAATGCTTAAAACTACTAGAAAAACACTAATATTGCCTGGCTGAAAGTTGCAGGAATCACTATTAAAAGGGAGAAAAATGTATAGAAATGGATTAAAAACAAAAGTAGTATTAAAGAAAAAAGCTTTAAGAAAAGAAGTTGAAATTGGTAAAAACAAAATAAGGAGTATGTATGAGAATAGCAATATTGGCACTCTTTCTATTTGGATGTAATAA